TTAGCAGTTGATGATGCAACTGCAAGTACTTTTAAAACTAATGGCTTTGCAGTCGGAGAAACAAAAGCTGATGACAAAGTAGTAAGTAATATTCTTAGATTTAAAAGAAAAGTTTCTAAAGCAAATGGAGATAAGAACCAACAACCACAATTAGTGGATGCTGAAAAGAAACCTATTGATAAAATAGTCGGTAATGGCAGTAAAGTAAAAGTAATGTATAAATCTTATGACTGGAATTTTAAAGGTAAGAAGGGCAAAGGTTTAGATTTACAAGCTGTACAGGTACTGGATTTAGTAGAATATACTCCGAGAGAAGATTTTAACATAGAAAATTCTTCTAATGGTGCTGATATTAAAGAAGATTTTTAATATAACACCTTACACTTTTATTAGTGTGTCGTACTATGCCTCCAAGGGAGAGTCAGCTTGTGGTGAGTTGGCTCTCCTTTTTTTTTGGAATTAACTTATGAGGGCGAACATGGAACAAAATAAAACTGGATTTGTAAAGTATCACTTACCTTGTCCATTATGTAAAAGTAGTGATGCAGTATCTGTTAATGCAGATAGCTCGGCTTATTGTTTTTCTTGTATGCAATTTATAAAAGAATATGATATGGAAACACAACCGATAACAAATGGAAAACAAGAATATAAAATGAATAATTCTACAACTCAATCAGATTTTGTAGAGATAGTAGACAGAAACCTTTCAGAAAATACTTGCAGAAAATATGGGGTTACTGTTAAGTTAGATAGTATGGGTACTATAATAAACCATTACTATCCTTATCACGATAGACAAGGTGCAAAAATTGCAACTAAGATAAGGTATACAAAATTAAAAGAATTTAGTTTAGAAGGTAATACAAGTCAATCAGGATTATTTGGTGAACATTTATTCTCTAAAAATAAATTTATAATAATAACTGAAGGTGAGTTAGATTGTTTATCAGCATATCAAATGTTTGATAAAGGTAAATATTCTACCCCAGTTGTAAGTATTAAACATGGTGTAGCTTCTGCAGTTAAAGATATTAAGAATAGTCTTGAGTGGCTCGAACAATTTGAAAATATTATAATTAATTTTGACAATGATGAACAAGGTAAAGAGGGTGCATTTAAAGTAGCTGAATTATTTTCACCTGGGAAATGTAAAATTATGTATCTCCCTCAAGAATTTAAAGATGCTTCGGATTGTTTAATTAAAAATAAAATACAGATTTATACTAAAGCATTTTGGGATGCAAAACGATTTGCTCCTGATGGAATTATTAATGCCAATACTTTATTTGATGAGATAATTAAACCTAGTGTACAATCATTTGTTCAGTATCCATTTGAAGGATTAAATAAAATGACTTATGGTTTACGAGCTTCTGAATTAGTTACCTTTACTTCAGGTAGTGGGTTGGGTAAGACTCAAGTCATTAGAGAGTTAGTCCATCATCTATTAAAACAAACAAAAGATAATCTTGGTTTATTAATGTTGGAAGAAAATCCTGTAGTAACATCTAAAGGGATAATGAGTATTGAGGCAAATCAAAGATTACATTTACCTGATGTTCATATTTCTAAAGAAGAATGGCAAAAACATTTTGATGCAACGACAGGTAGTGGTAGAGTATTTTTGTTTGACCATTTTGGTTCTAACACTATTGATAATATAATTTCAAGAGTAAGATATTTAGCTAAAGGATTAGATTGTAAATATATTATCATAGACCATGTTAGTATCATAGTATCAGACCAGTCACATGGAGATGAGAGAAAAGCTTTAGATGAAATAATGACTAGACTTAGAACTCTTGTACAGGAAACAGGCATAGCTATGATAGTAGTCTCACATTTAAGGAGACCTGATGGTAAAGGACATGAAGAGGGTGCAGCTACATCTCTATCTCAACTAAGAGGTTCGGCTTCTATAGGTCAGTTAAGTGACATGGTTATAGGGCTTGAGAGAGACGCACAGCATGATGACCCTGAAATCCGACATACCACTAAGGTAAGAGTGTTAAAGAATAGATTCTCAGGTATTACTGGACCTTGTTGTGACTTAAAGTATGATATGGATACTGGCAGATTAGCAGAGGTAACATCAAGTGACTTTTGATAAAGTAATATTTGATATTGAAACAACTCTTAACGTAGATAAAATTTGGTGCATTGTTTGTAAACATAAGAATACTTATTATCAATTTAAAGAAGATAAGATACACAGGTTTGTAGATTTTTTAAAACAAACTAAAGAAGTTATAGGACATAACATTATTGGATTTGATATACCAGTATTAAATAAATTTTTTGGTTATGATATATTTAAAACTTGTAAGATAACTGATACATTAGTTTTATCTCGATTACTTAATCCTATGTTAGAAGGTGGACACTCATTAAAAAACTGGGGTGAAAAACTTTACAAAAAGAAAATTGAATTTAATAACTTTGATTATTTTAGTGAAGAGATGTTAAAGTATTGCAGGAATGATGTTGATTTAACAGAGAAATTATATAAATTTCTTGGTAGAAAGATGGAAGATTTTGGAGAGTCTATTGAGTTAGAACATAAAGTTGCCAAGATTATTCAACGACAACATAAAAAAGGATTTATGATAGATGTTGTAGGTGCTCATATGTTACAAGCTAAGTTTCAAGAAGACATGAATGAGCTTCAAACTATCGTAAGAAAAACTTTTCCTCCATTAAAAATAGAAACAGAATTTATTCCTAAATCAAATAATAAAACTAGAGGATATGTTAAGGGAGTGCCTTTTACAAAGGTTAAATATAAAGAATTTAATTTAGGTTCACGTCAACAAATAGCTGAACGATTAGTTCTGTTAGGATGGAAACCTAAGAAGTTTACAGAAAAGAAACATACTATTGTAGATGAAAAAGTTTTGTCAGAAATTAAAAATATTCCTGAAGCAAGACTTATTAATAAATTTCTCATGCTTCAGAAAAGAATTGCTCAAGTCAGTTCTTGGATTGAAGCTATCAGAGAAGATGGAAGAGTACATGGCAAAGTAATTACCAATGGTACTATTACTGGAAGAATGTCACACCAGTCGCCCAACATGGCACAGATTCCTGCTGTGTACTCTCCTTACGGAAAAGAATGTAGGCAGTTATGGATTGCAAACAAAGGTTATAAATTAGTAGGTGTTGATGCTTCAGGACTTGAGTTGAGGATGTTAGCACACTACATGAACGATAAGGAATATACACATGAAATCATTAATGGAGATATACACACAACAAATCAGATTAGGACTGGCTTGGAGTCAAGAGATGAGGCGAAGACATTTATATACGCACTCATTTATGGAGCAGGTTCAAAAAAAATCGGAAGTATCATCAAAAGGTCTGAAAGAGATGGAGAAAGAGTTAAAGAAAAATTTCTTAGAGCTACACCAAGTTTTAAACGACTACGAGAAAGAGTGGATGGAGTGGCTAAAAAAAGATGGCTCAGAGGTCTCGACCAAAGAAAAATCCTCATAAGACACCCCCACGCTGCGTTAAACACCCTATTACAGGGTGCTGGTGCGTGTGTTATGAAGAAAGCGTTGACATTGGTAGAGGAATATGTTAGAAGTAAGCACATGAAAGCAGTTCCAATTGTGAATGTGCATGATGAGTTCCAATATGAAGTGGAAGAAAGCCGAGCTGAAGAATTTGGAAAGCTTGGAGTACAAGCAATTATAAATGCAGGAAAGGAATTAAAAATAAGGTGTCCGTTAGATGGAAAATATAAAATCGGAAACAACTGGGCAGAAACGCATTGATACAATAGCAACTGATATTAAAACATTAGTCGCTGGAATATCGAATGGTAAACCTGCCAACGTAACAGAAGAGAACATGGATAAGTTCCTTACTAATATTAAGGAAGCTTTTAATTCATGGAATAATCCTATTAGAGAAAAAGATGGGAAGTTAAGAATGTCAGTACTAGGTAAACCACCTAGACAATTATGGTATGATAGATTTAGTCCAAAGAAAACTAAAGATTATGATGCAAGTTTAAATATTAAATTTTTATATGGTCACATTCTGGAAGAACTTTTAATTCTTTTTTCTGTTTTATCTGGGCATGAGGTAACAGAAGCACAGAAAGAAATTCATGTGGAGGGGATCAAGGGACATCAGGATTGTAAGATTGATGGAGTTCTGGTGGACTGCAAGAGTACCTCTCTTAGAGGATTTGATA